TGGAGTGAATTAATATGAGTCAGACCGAATTGCAGAACTTGCCAACAGAACGTGCCGTCCTCGCTGGCATCTGCCAGTTCGGACTGGAAGTTTATGTTGAGCTTGACTTCTTGCAAGCAGAGTACTTTAGCCACGAATTAAATCAGGTTATATTTACATGCTTGCAGGATGTTATCAACAATAATCAGAATATTGAATATCTCTCTATATTCTCAACAGCTCAAAAGTTGGGCGTGTATGAATTAATTAATAAATCGACCGAGATGAGTTTCATCCGGTCGCTTTTTAATTTTCCCATAAATAAAGATAATATCCCTAAATTTGCAGCTAAGCTAACTAAACTTAAATTAGCTAGAGATATCAAGAAGACATTATCTATATGTGATAAGTCGATGACTAAAATCACAGGAGATGAGAGTGTTGAAGATATTATTGGCATGGTTGAAACTCCAATTATGGAGATTACATCTCTTGCATATAAAGAGCAGAACAATAAGACAGTTCTTTTGGGGGAAAATATTGATGAGTATGTTGATTATCTTATTAACAACCCCTCTGATTATCTTGGTATTCCTACGGGCTTTCCTAGATTTGACGAAGCTATTGGGGGTGGCCTTAGAAGAAAGTCAGTCACTCTAATCGGAGCTAGAACTGGTGTTGGTAAAAGCGTGATCTCTACTAATGTTGCAAAATATGTTTCGGAAGTTTATAATATTCCAGTTCTGTATTTGGATACAGAGATGGATCTTGGAGATCAAAGAAATCGTATGCTAGCAAATATTAGTGGAATTAAGATTAACGAGATTGCAAAAGGGTCTTTTGCTAAGGTCTTTAACTCTAAAGAGAAAGTAATAGCCGCAGCTAAGTTGATTGAAAAGATACCGTATCACTATATATCAATTGCTGGCCAACCATTTGATAATATCCTTAACATTATTAAAAGATGGGTTCATCAATATGTTGGATTTGATGAGAATGGTAGAACTAAAGACTGCTTAATCATATACGATTATTTCAAGTTGATGAGTTCAGCTGGACTAACCGCTGCTATGCAAGAATATCAGGCTTTAGGGTTTCAGATTACAAAGATGAATGACTTCTGTATTAAATATGATCTACCTTGCCTATCCTTTGTTCAGCTTAATAGAGAAGAAGAGATTGCTCAGTCTGATAGACTTCAATGGCTCGCTTCTACAGTTGCAAAATTCCAAATGAAAAGCGATGAAGAAATTGCCGATGATGGTGATGAACATGGCAATAGAAAATTTGTAATTGTTAAAGCAAGACATGGATCTGGATTAGACCATGGTAATTATATCAATGTGAAAATGAATGGTGCGATTGCTAAACTTACCGAATGGTACACAAGAGATGAACTTAAGAATGGAGCGGCAAATGCAAGTCAAGACAACTCCTTCGAAATTCGAGAAAGTGAGTCGGGAGAAGATTTATTCGATATGTAATGAATTATCGGATAAAGCTCCATCTTTACTTAATGCTTTAAAAATTGAATATATAGAATTTCCCAATAGATTAGCATTTCCATGTCCAGTGCATGGGGGAGATAATTGCGAAGGGTCATGTATATTTACCGATGGAGCTAAAACTAAAGGAAATTGGGTCTGTTGGACGCACTCTTGTGAAAAAGACTATGGTAAAAATATGATTGGATTTGTAAGGGGTGTTCTGTCGCAAAAAGAAGGTAAGGAAGTTAATTTCTATAAAGCTATTAATTTTGCACTATCATTCTTAAATAAAAAAATCATAGACATACCCGAAGAAAAGATAAGCGAAAGCATCTATGAGATTAATAAAATTAATGAGATATTAACTCGTAAATCTGAAAAGTTAAATTTAAACATATCAAGAGAGCAAGTTATTTCAACACTTGATATTCCATCAAAATACTATATAAATAGAGGATTTTTACCAGAGACGCTAACGGCTTTTGATGTGGGTGAGTGTTATAATTCTAATAGACAAATGTTCAATCGAGCAGTCGTACCCGTATATGATGAAACTTCTCAATATGTTGGATGTGTTGGAAGAGCAATTGATGAACACACTAAACCAAAATGGCTTAACAGCAAAGGCTTTAAGAAATCCTTCTTTTTATATGGACTATGGGTTACTAAGCCATATATTCAGCAAACATCAACTATTGTACTTGTAGAAGGTCAAGGTGATGCTTGGAGATTATATGAATCAGGAATTAAAAATTGTGCTGGTATATTTGGTTCGGACCTTAGTGAAGACCAACTAATTAATCTTGAAGAGCTTGGAGTAATGAATATTGTTATATTAACAGATAATGATGAGGCAGGACAAAAAGCAGCAGAAGGTATTATTCAAAAGGGCGGTAGAAGATTTAACTATTTTACACCTAAGATATCAAAAAAAGACATTGGCGATATGTCAATTAATGAAATAAATAATGAACTCAAACCTCAAATAAAAGGATTATTTTAATGACTCAAATTTTAGCTTTTAGTGGTAAAAAGGGTAGTGGAAAAAATACACTTTGTAATTTTTTGCATGGATATCAACTAAAATCTTTTGGTATAATTGATGAATTTGAAATTACCGATGAAGGAGAATTGGTGATTGAAACATTGGTCAGAGATGAGCAGGGAAAAGAGAAGAAGGGGAAGGGATTAGTTGATATCACTAGAACAGATATCGAATTTGCTATGTGGGCAATGGATAATGTATGGCCATTTGTAAAACATTATGCTTTTGCAACATCTTTAAAAGAAATACTTATTGGCCTTTTTGATATTCCAAAAGATATGGTATACGGTACTGACGAACAAAAAGACCAATTCACTCAATACAAATGGGAAAATATGCCAGTTAAAGTTAAAGGCAAGTCTGGATTTATGACTGGCAGAGAATTTATGCAATACTTTGGAACTGATATCTGTAGAGAAATGTATTCAGATATCTGGATAAATAGAACGCTTAAAGATATTGCCCAAGAAGAATCAAAATTTTCTATTATTTCAGATGCTAGATTTGAAAATGAAATTGAGGCAGTTCAAAAAGCTGGTGGAAAAGTAATCCGCTTGACGCGATCTGTAAAAGGAAAAGATATTCATAAAAGCGAACTTGCTCTTGATAACTACAATGGATTTGATGCGATAATTGATAATCAAAATATGACTATTGAAGAATCGTGCAAGCACTTAGTTCAGTTGATTGATGAGTGGGGATGGATGTCTAAAGAAAACATAGCGCCAATTAGAGAGATCTCTACTACAGGAAAAAGACAATCGACGGCTACAATTAAATGATTACCACTTATTTTAGGTCGTCTAGCCTTAACAATTGGAAGTATTGCGAACTCCAATATTTTATGACTTACGTTCTTGGTCATTACTCCCCATCTGGGAAAAAAGCGGATTTGGGAACGATAACGCACGCAGTACTTGAAACTTTAGCAATATGTAAAAAGAGAACTCAGTTTAATAAAAGATCAACAATGAAAATCACTCAGGAACCCTTGGGTGATTTTTCTTTTACTGACGCTGAATTATCTACAGAGGCATTTGTAAATAAAGTGTTAGATAGAAGTTTTGAATTCTATAAAGCAAATTCCAAACACAATGAGTTCAACGAGAAAGATTATCAATTTTGTTATAAGATGGTGTGGGATACTTTAGGATATAACAATGGTCAATTTGATCCACGTAACCGTAAAGTAATTGATACAGAACCCCACTTTGATATCCCCATTTTGGAAGACTGGGCAAAGTTTGAGTTTGAATTGCCGAACGGGGAAAAAATGTCTGGAAATCTTGCCATCAAAGGAACAATTGACCTTGTAACTGAGATGGAAGATGGTACAATAGAAGTAATCGATTGGAAGACTGGACAGAGGCTTGATTGGGCCACTGGAGAGCGTAAGGACTATGATAAACTAATGAAGGATACTCAATTGCTGTTATATCACTATGCAGTTAGTAAAATGTATCCTAAATATAGAAATTCAATCATGACTATCTTTTTCTGTAGAGATGGTGGACCTTTCTCTCTTGCCTTTGATAAAGAAGATGATGATAAATTTCTTCTATACTTAAAAGATATGTTTAAGGAGATTGTATTAAATCAAAATCCTAAACCAATATCTAAGGATAGAGGTAGTTTTAAATGTCAAAAGCTTTGTCATTACTATAAAACAACATGGCCCGATACTGATAAAACTATGTGTCACCATATTGATAATCAATTACAAACTATTGGAATGGCTGAAACAGTTAAGAATTTCTCTAAACCCGGTTTCACCATTGGAAAATATAAAGATCCGGGAGCTGTGGAATGATATTGCCAGTGATAACAACACACTATTCATTATTGAAAGGTTTCATCAAACCCGATGAAGCTGCCAAGAAATGTAAAGAATTAGGCTATACACATTGCTTAATTGCCGATATTGAAACCATTAGTGGTGTTGTTGATTTCTTCAATGCCATGAATAAAGTTGGGATCGTACCCATTCTTGGAATGCAAGCCGATAATGGGTATTACATTGCTAAATCCCTAAAAGGGTATAGAGCTTTAATTAAGTTAGCCTCTAAAGAAAAGATAGAATACGCTAAAGAAGACTTACAATTTTATACAGAAGATCAACTAGCGGTCATGCCAGTTTATTATGCTGAACAAAATGACGCAATTCTTCATAGAATGGTATTATGTCTTAACTTTAAAACTACGCTTAAGAGGGCTAAAGATGTGGACATGGGAGAATATAAAAAGTTCTTTGAGTCTGATCATTACTTCTTTCATCCAGTTCATAGGATTATACCTAGCGAAAAGCAGTACTTTGGAACTAAACAATTATATTCTGAACTGCAACAGTATAGCATTCTTTCTAAGCCTAAACTGCCTCGCGTAGATTGTGCAGATATGTCTGAGAATGATTATCTAACACAGTTATGTAGAAATGGTTGGCGAGCAAAACTTATGCATTTAAAAGACGATAAAAAGAAGGAATACACTGATCGTATTAAGTATGAGTTATCTGTTATTCATGGGTTTGAACTATCTGGATACTTTTTAATTGTGCAAGACATTATTAACTATGTAAGAAAAAATGAATGGCTACCGGGACCGGGACGTGGAAGTGCTGGTGGATGCTTAGTGTCATATTTACTTGGAATTATTGATATTGATCCCTTGAAATATGACTTACTATTTTCTAGATTTTTAAACGCTGGACGATTTACCAAAGACAACATCTCTTTACCCGATATTGATATGGATGTTCCATCTGTTCACCGTGATGAAATTATTGACTATATTAAAAACAAGTATGGTAATGAAAAAGTTTACCAGATGAATACATTTGGGCGTCTGCAAGGTCGATCAGCAGTTAAGGATGTTGCTAGAGTTTATGGGGACTTATCATTTAGTGAGTTAAATGAGATCACTGAGAGTTTACCACAAGAAGCAAGTATCTCGGATGAATTGGAAGAAATGGATATCAAATCAGTTATTCGATGGACTCTTGAAAATGATCCAAAGAAACTTGAAAAGTGGTGTAGAATTGATAAGGAGGGTAATTTATCTGGTGAGTTG